AACACGATGATTACGAGATACCATACTGAATCTGGGAGATCGTTTATGATTCTTACCCACTCCTCAAAATTATCTCTAGTTTTTTCAAAAAATCCAGTAGAAAGCATCCCTACGAGCCAAAGCATCAATATTTCATCCTTCCAACTTTTGTCTTGAGATTTTATTCTTTGAACATCAACTTCTTTACAAGCTTGTATCTCTGCTTCTCTTATTGTTTTTACTTTTTGAGCTCTATGCTTAAAATGATCTGCAACCTTACCAGCTACTAATTTTGTTATAGGATTATTTATTAATTTGAACCACATTTTAACTCCAAAGCTAACATAGCATAATGTATGATTTTTTGATACCTCTCTATTTGAGACTCACCCTTTTTAGCTCTACAAGCATATTTAACTATATTACCATCTATAAAATCAAGCTTATGGCTTGTAATGAGCTCTATGGGTTGTATTTTTGCGTTCTGGTAATGTTCCCCACCCACTTGCCTATTTAGCTGCGAATGCGTCTCTATAGGCTTCTGTGGCCTTAATTTAACTATCTTTTGTTTGTCCTTATCCTTATCTTTTGTCATACTAACCTTTCTATCCAATTACCTTTATTATTTAAAACCATAGGTAGTAATTTAGGATAACCTTCAACTATCATTGCAGATCCTAAAATGAACCTAGTCTTAAAATTTTTTGCATATGCAAAGGCGAGTGATTTTTGATTGATTAAAGATCCTACGTTCATAGCAAAAAATAAATTATCTGGGTTGGCCCAATATTGTATGTTAAACTTTGTATGATAATGGCCCTGAACCGCTGACATCCCCATAGATTGACTTAGCTTAATACAATCAGCTACTTTTCCATGAGTAAAATAACATTTTTGATTATTGGACATTTTTAAAGTTATGTCTTCAACCCACTTCCATTTTTTAGTACCTAAAAAGTCACCATAGTCTTTTAAAAACTCTCTAGACATACCAAATTTAACAGCTCTTCTATAAACCAAACTAGAATGATTTGAGTCTACCTCAATCATATCAGGAAAAATACCCTCTAATTCTTTGACATATTTGCGAGACAATGAAAGCTCTTGTCCCGGACTCATAAGATCGGGATCGTGGGTATGCATAGAGATTGCATGGAAATCAAGCAGATCGCCAATATTTAAAACAAAATCTGGTTTATATTTTTTTTTTATTTCTCTCAAAAAATTAAATGAGTCCTTATGATGATATGGAATATGCAAATCACTTATAACTAAAATCCTTTTATACGACATATTAGTGGTTGTATATTTAATTAGATAAAATGTAAAGTAACTGGCCTAAAACTAAAAGACACAAAGTTCCAACACCAATTAAAATTCTATCGATGTCTTTTTGCATATGAGTTAAATGATTATTAATAACTAGATCGAGTTTTTGATCGACTAATTTTATTTTACCTTCAAGCTCTATGTTTTTTTCTTTTTGTGTTGCCATAAATGACAATTAACAGTTTTTAATTTGATTTTCTATAATTATCTTTTTCTTTTTTTACGCAGATCAAGATCATGTTTTCTTGATCCCCGGAGGTAGGAATTAACCCTTCCCATAGCCCAAGCCGCCATAGGCACTCTTCGACTACCAGCTCCAAGAAATGCTCCTTGGCCTCGTCTGTAAACTTTTACTAATGTTGAATATGATACGCCTTTTTTTGCTTTGGCTTTTCTTCTCAAAGTTGCTTTTGTTGCTGCAGATAATGGTCGTCTGAATTTTGATGCCATTATGCTTTTGTTCTCCTTCTCAAAAGATCTCTTGGTATAAATCCACCTGACTTGTAAATAGCAGAAACTTTTTTAATTAGTCTTGCTCTTCTTTTTCTTTTTGATCCTTTTAATCCAGATAAATATTTTTTTGGAATTTTTGTTTTTTTATCTTTAGGAACTTTTCTTCGACTCATTTTCCAATAGTCCTCATGGCTATAGTATGAGCTTGATTAAAAGTTCTTTTTCTTTTTCCACCAGCACCACTCATTAATCTAGCCATAGACTTCATGTGTTTAAGAGAATGATGTCTTGCATGAGATCTCATAGTCTTTTGCTGTCTTGGCGTAAGATCTTTTATGATGTTTTTTATTGATGCAACTTTAACCATTACTTCTTCTTCTTTTTTTTCTTTTTCTTTTTTTTCATAGGTCTTGCAGACCCATATCCAACACCTCTGGGCATTATTTCCTCCTCTTTGTTTTTTTAGTTTGTTTTTGTTTTTTCAATATAGCTTTTTGTAAAGCCATTGGTAGTTTTTTTTGTTTTTTAGTTAGCATTGTTTCTCCTATTTGTTAGCATTTTTCATTATATTAGCCAAACTCTCACATCTTTTTGTAGTTTGTTTATGCCAATTACTATCTATCATTTCTTTTGATGCAGTTTTTAGATCATTATTTTTTAATGCTTCCCACATCTTTTTAAACTTCATTACTCTTGGTTTTCCTAATTGAAAGCACATTTCTATTATTACACCTTTTACAACGTGATTATGATCGATATTTTCAAGAAGCTCATTTGCTGAATTATGTGCTATTTTAAAATCATTATCAAAAATTTTTTCAAGCATTTCTTTAGGATAAGTAGTACCCTCAATAAAGTTGTCAGAGGGAAGTACAAGATGACCATAGCCAATAGTAGCGAAACCCAAACTATCGGAATACACAGTATCCCTAAAACCTTCGTGTTCTTTAATTCGTTGTTTGATTTCTTCCATAAATTACCTTTCCAATGTTTAAGTATGTTTAAAAATTTTATCATTCATATTATCTTGCGTTTGTTGGTACTCCATTAGAATTTACAAAAGGTGACTCGGCTACTGCGTAATAAAGATAATTTCTTGATCCATTAAATCCATCATTTGTACCCTTGAACTTTATGCCATTAGATACAAAATCACAAATATCAGCAGATGTATTTTCTGCATTACTATTATTTGGAAATAATCTTTCTTTTACTAAATTTCTTGGACTACGTTTATTATCAATC